AATGATTTTATTGGGGGACAGTGACATGACTTAGCTCCTTTATAGTGAGAGGTAGTTATAGCCAGTGACCTTGGACATTGATTTTGGTTTCACGCTGACCAACTCAGCAATCATAATAACCGCACCAACGTAACCAATCTGCCAATTTGGTAGAGTAGATTCAAATCCTGTAAACACAAATGAACCTTGCTCGTGGATGTACAAGCTCAAGTAGTTAGTGTTGAGGAAATAAACCGTACCTTCTGGACAGTAAGGGTCTGGATAAATAGGTACACCAGCAACCATCAGTGCTCTGAATGCTGCTTGAGGACCATTGTTATCGCCATCAAAGGCTGAACCTGGGGTAATAACATACTGCTCTTGGCCTACAAAGTCTTGAGCCAATAGTGTCCAAGTACCAAATCCGCACACGCCAAAAGAGGGCATTTCTGCACCTTTCTTAACAGTACCAGAGATGTATTGGAGGATGTTTTGTCTTGTGGGGTTTACGTTACCTGCAGCGTAAACTTTGGACTGCCACCAAGTGTTGGTATTACGATTGATGTTACCGTAAGTCACTTGATATGTAGCACCACCTGTACCATCATCCACAGCAGCGGGCAAGCCGATAAACTGTTGGTTGTTGGTTGTGTTGGTATACAAGGCCGTAGCCATTGCGTCCATCATCACATTGGTAGCATCGTTCATACGAGCTTCAATGAGTGGGATGATTGCAGCGTCTTGTTGAGCAACACCTTCCATACCGAGGAACGGCACGGGAGAAATCATCAACTTCAGGTCATACTCAGCGTTGTATGCACCCTGTTGAACTGACGGCTGGTTGAATGAACCAGAGTAGTCAGACCACTGAGCGTTAACAAATTGAGCACCCTGAACAGGCACTGTTACTGAGGACACACCACCAGAGGCTTGTTGACTGTTAGCAATCAACGCTGCCATTAGAGGCGTGCTGTTGTACAGTTGTACAACGAGTTTTGGAATAAAAGCTCTGCGGGTAACGTAGGTTAATTCAGTGAACTGACTTGACCCTGTTGCTGGCAGAATACCACCACCTATAGCCATAACGACTCCTTAAAGATGGGCATCTCTGCCCCTACAAATTAAACCCTCTTTACCAACTCTTATAAACCTATTGGCCTTTGACCTCTAGGATTACGCAATTCGTTCAGTGCTTTTGCTGCTTCATTACGAGCAGCATTCACTGGGTTCTTCCAATAACCTTTTAGGTCAAAACCATTCATAGCACTTGGATTGTAACCAGATGGAGTAGGCTTGGCAGCTTGCTTCATCCAGTTGTGATATTCAGCAGCAGTCTCATGGTTAGTGATACCACGCTCAAGCATTAGTTTCTCAACGTCTTTAACTTCATCTTCAGAGTCAATAAGACCTTTTTTGACCAAGCTATTGCGTCTCTTAGATAGTTCTTCAATTGCATCCCTTTCTCTCATCTTGGCTTGCAAAGCAGAATTTTCTTCTCTGATTTTGTTAATCTCAGCACGAGTTGAATCTTTGATTTGAATTTCAGGAATCTGCAAATCAGGTTTAACTTGTTGCGTCAACCGCAGAAAAGCCTCACGAGTCTTTGGGTCCTCAGCCATTGTTTGAGCCAAGGAAGCCAATTCATCACGAGCTTCTAAAGATAAATTTTCTAAAGACATTGATACACCCTCTTTTTTTGTTAGATGACTCTTTTGCCGTCACCAGGCTTTTTCACTTGCATTCCAGCTTTACCAACTTTTGATGGGCTGTTGAGGCCACCAAATTGTGAAAAGCGTGGAGTGTTAACGACTAAACCATTTTGTTGGTTATTGTCTGTGGGTCTACGGGGAGCTGCTGCGCCACGGGGTTTGAATAAATCCATGATGGTTCCTTACATTGGGGGTTGGGGAATACCTGGCATTCCACCAGGAGGGGGAGACGGGGGAGGCATACCGCCACCAGCGGGAGGCATACCAGGAATAGGTGCTGCTGCCATTGCTTTACCTTCAGGAGTAGCACCACCCGCTTGAGGCAAAGTCTGTAGCATCTGAAGAATCTCAGACTGCTGTAATTCATTGGTTTTATTTTTACGTGGACCAAGCACGCTAGTAAGATTGCGAATAGCTGTGAGTGCTTTTTGGCCTTCTTCAGACTCACTGCCTAAAGCTGGGAGAGACTGCTCAAGCAAATCCATTGCCATGCCAATGTTAATCATTGCAGCCTCTTTGCTTCCCATCTTTGGCTCAGGAGTAGACATGGGAGAAGCCATTGGAGGAGACATGCCGTCAGATTGGGGACCTGGTCCTGCGCTAGGCATGGGCGTAGGCGCATTAGCACCAGCACTTTGTGGGCCACGCATCAACTCCATCAACTTATCTTGCGGAACACTCATATAAACTCCTAATGTCAGTATTTCAACAAGTTACTAACAGTTTGTCAATAGGGTGGAAGTTTTTGTGTCGAAACTTCCAAAACGCTACGGAAATCACTTACGTGACTTACGACCTTTACGTGCTTTACGCATGATGTCACTCCTAGGTTGAGAGGAGGCGAACTATTTTGAGGGAAGTAAGCCACACCCTTTTCTTCTTTGCAGAGGAAACTTTTACCGTCTGGTCTTGCGACCACGTTTTGCGTGCTTGTACATAGTGTACTCCTGTTGGTTAAGAACGTCCTTGTCTGGCGTAGTTCCGCATAGCTCTACCACCAGTCATATTTTTACCACCCGTCTCTGACCTTGTCAAGGACGGCATAGATTCTGTTTTCTTGAGCGAACCAGTCTGCACTCTAGGCTGGTCAGCTTTGGGTTGAGTCTTTTGACTTGTAGCCATCATCCCACCTTTTTAAGTTCAGGTTTTTCTTTACCTTCTGGACCTTTTGGAGGAGCTGAGGCTTGCTGTTGGGCTTGCTTGGCTTCCATCTTCTTCAATCGGTCTTTGAGCAATTGTTTCATAGGAGGTTCTGTCAAGTCAAGCAGACTTTCTTTGTCAATTGCACCCACTTTGAGGAGGTTAAACGCCATCTGACGCTGGTCTTCCACAAATATGGGCGAATTAGAGTGTGCATCCACTTTGACTACAAAATCTTTGGTAAATTGCTCGGCTATGAACGGCAAATGATTGATGTCTTTAAAATGAGTGGGGTTGTAGGCTTGCATACACTTCAAATACAGTGTGGCGAGCTTTTCAAGGCTGTCTTCAATGATAAGTGCCCTCTTTTTCACCCGTGATGAGCCTAGACGGGCCAATTGAGAGGCGTGACCAGAGCTACGAACCCCTGCTTCCCCTTTTCCTTGCAATACGTTGCCAATACCGCTTGCTTCTTCAAACATTTGGTCAATATCACGTATTTCAGCGAATAAATCTGGTGGCATTGTGGGTGGAAGCCTATCTACCTTGGCATTGGGCATGTCATTGCTGATTTGACCCCCCGCACGGTTCAAAGCAAAGAGTTTTTCCTCCGAAATGCCCGTAAAACCGATAAAAGCAGTGGGTGGATTGACTTGTTTGCTTAGTAAATCAAGTACGTCAGTAAGCCTGTTGTTCCTCAATTCCTGCAAATACTGAAGTCTCTGAACCTCACTACCCCCCCAATAGTAGTCGTAAAGGGGGTTAGGGCAGATTTGCACAAAGGGTAACTCCCCTTTTAGGAACAATTCTTCCCCTGCACGGTCATAAATAATGATGTCTGGGTCTGCTTTGGTGACCACTTGGTAGTCTTGAGTCTCGTCATTCCACACCCACAGCTCTGTCATCTCTACTGTGTCCTCGGCAACCATAGCTTTATAACGGTTAGACCCCGACAAATCAAGGTTTACATTGCCATACAACTGGGGATTCGTCTGCGACATGAGGATACGTTCCATGCCGTTAGCCACTTCAGTCCTCTCGTGAACCATTGTGGATAACCTCTTAACAATCTCTTCCCGTTTAGGGTGGTTGTAGAGGCGGTCATAGAGTTCAGACTTGGTGATGTAGTACGTGTGTACCAGGGCTTCTTGTCTGTCAGTGTAGGTAGTATCTTCTCTCAGGACACCTACACACTGAGGTTCAACTACATAGGGATGGGGTTCCCCATTACGCATGATAAGTTTGACAAAACAAGTGTTGTAGCAAAGCGCCCAAGTGGTGGCGGTAGAAAATACTTGGTCAGCGTTGCTATTTAACCACTCGTCATTGAGAGCACGGGTAAGTACTGGAACTTTGGATTGTTCAGCATCGGGGACTGCTGCCCCTGTGTTGATAGAAAATCTTGTGGTTTCAGCCGAGTAAAGAAAAGAAGTGAGTTGATCTATGTGCGGAAAGATTTTGTTGTAAATAGCTGGGGGTTGACTGGGGCTATTGCCAAACAAATACCAAGAACGCAAGTTC